GGGCTCGGTATTATACCGATCAACGAGGATAATAATTGTAAGTGGGGCTGTATAGATATTGACCAGTATCCTCTGGACCATAAAGTTTTGGTTGATAAGATAAGACGGTTGAAGTTACCTTTGGTGGTATGCCGATCTAAGTCGGGCGGAGCGCATTGCTTCCTGTTCTCTAAAGAGTGGGTAGAAGCACGGGACATGCAGAAAGCTCTGCAACATATGTCCGCGGCTCTCGGCTATGGCGAAAGCGAAATCTTTCCAAAACAAGTCAAACTGCATTTGGACCGTGGTGATGTAGGTAACTTTCTAAATCTACCTTATTACGATGCAGAGAATGGACTGCGGTATGCTTTTCTGGATGACGGCACATCGGCATCTATAGAAGAGTTTTATGAACTGTACGATAAATTTGTACAGACGCCGGAAGAGGTGGTTAAGCTACAGGTCATGAGTAGCGGAGAAACCGATCTGCTACAGGACGGACCGCCTTGCTTACAGATACTTTGTAAATCAAAGATCAGTGAGGGTGGCAGAAACAACGGTCTGTTTAATATTGGCGTTTACTTACGCAAAGCGTATCCAGATAGTTGGGAGTCAGAAATACTACAGTACAATATGGAGTACCTTTCTCCTCCTTTGCCTCTGCCAGAGGTAAACGTAGTCGCCAAACAAGTAGCGCGGAAGGACTACGCTTTTAAATGTTCAGACGCTCCAATCAACGCGCATTGCAACAAGGACCTATGTCGTACAAGGAAACACGGCATAGGAGCCGCTGTAAGCGGGGCTACAATAGCCAACCTACGCAAATACAACTCAGTACCGCCTGTATGGTTTATGGACGTTAACGGGGAGCCTCTGGAGCTAGACACGGAAGCGTTGATGAACCAGTTACAATTCCAAAAAGCGTGTATGGAACAACTGAACTTCATGCCACGCTCTGCGGCAAAGCAACAATGGGAAAGTCGGATCAGTACGCTATTGAACGAAATGAAAGATAATGAAAGTGCAATCATTGAGGTAGCACAAGACGCAAGCATCAGCGGGCAGTTCTACGATTACCTAGAAGAGTTCTGTCGTCATCAACAGCAGGCGCAAGATAAAGAAGAAATATTATTGCGTCGCCCTTGGACAGACGAAGATTCTGACATAACATTCTTCAGACTAAAAGATTTTGAAGGCTTTCTTCGCAAAAACAAGTTTTTCGAATATAAGTCACATAAGATAGCTCAACGCCTACGGGACATTAACGGCGAGAGTGTTGTTTTAAAAATTAAAGGGAGGGCCGTAAGAGTGTGGAAAATACCATCTTTTGAAAGTGCGGACATGGACTTTACCGTACCGCAGTTCGGATCACAAGGGGAGGCTCCGTTTTGACCGAAGACCGTAATCAGGAAATCGTGCGCCTGATAGATCAACAACGCATGACAAAGACCGCCGTTGCAAAACGTTACAACGTCTCGAAACAACGTGTGCAGCAAATATACAAACGGGAGAAAGAAAGACATGTTGAGAATATTCGGACCGCCGGGGACAGGGAAAACAACGACGCTTCTTAATATGGTGGACGATGCTCTGGCTAGTGGTGTGCATCCGCACCGGATAGCCTTTCTCGCTTTTACCAAGAAGGCCGCCACAGAGGCCAAGGAACGCGCCGCACAGAGGTTTAACCTAGACCCTAAGAAAGACTTGATGTTTTTCCGTACACTGCACTCATTGGCGCTTACAATGACGGACATACGCCCAGAGCAAGTTATGCAGGCAGAGAACTACCGCGAACTCAGCAAAGCCATTGGTATTACGCTGAACGAGGCCAAGTCTGTAAACTTTGACAACGATCTGCCCGACATGGTGTCTGGGTCAGATCCGGTGCTTGGTATTATAAACCTGACGCGTCTTAAAAAGTCTGACCTCCGTAAGGAATATAACAACAGCAACCTTGAGCAAGATTGGAACACAGTAAAATATGTGGACGAATGCCTGCGCGAATACAAAACAAAGCTAGGGCTTTATGATTTCACAGACATGCTACAGGAATTTGTTAATCAATCTTTCGAATACTGCCCAAAGTTTGACATATGCTTTCTGGACGAAGCGCAGGATCTAAGTGCGTTACAGTGGGATATCGCTCATATACTGGATAAAAGCTCGGACCGTATGTATGCGGCCGGTGACGATGACCAAGCTATCTATAGATGGGCAGGGGCAGATGTAGACCAATTCATCAACCTACCGGGCGGATCTGAAACGCTTAGTCAATCTTACCGCGTACCGCGTCAGGTTCATAGAATAGCTGAAGGTGTCGTGCGTCGCATTAACAGGCGCTTCCCAAAAAGGTATGAGCCTAAAGACGAACCCGGTAATGTGACGCGGATCGACACTATCACTGGTCTGGACATGTCGCAAGGTACTTGGCTCATTTTATCGCAAGCCGGATACCAATTAAATCCCGTAGCCGCCGACCTACGATCTAGCGGTTACCTGTTTACCTATCGCGGCCACCGGTCCATCTCTGAAAAGATAAGCGAAGCCGTCAATGGATGGGAACAGATACGCCAAGGCAGAGAGATTACAGGAGACGTCGCCAGAAAAATATACAGTTTCATGTCAATTGGTGAGCGCGTTAAGCGTGGCTTTAAAAAACTACCGGGCATAGAAGATACCGACTTGGTAAGCATGTCTGACCTAACGGGCAAACACGGCCTCTTGGCTACTGACGATATGATCTGGTCCGAAGCGATGGATAAATTACCAGAGACAGACAGAGCATACATTACCGCCCTGTTACGCAGAAAAGAAAAGTTCAACGGCATACCCCGTATTACAGCGTCCACGATCCACGGTGCCAAAGGCGGCGAGGCAGAAAACGTTGTCTTGTTTACAGACATTAGTCCGGCCGCCGACGAAGAGATGCGACGCAACCCAGACGACATGCACCGCGTGTTTTATGTGGGCGTCACCAGAACCAAACAAAACCTCTACATTGTAGAACCAGAAGACGTATCAAGGAGTTATGACTTATGAATTGTTGGCATTGTAAAACTGAACTTATCTGGGGTGGGGACAGCGACTGTGAAGATCACGAGGGTTTTCTTATGGAAACAAACCTAAGTTGTCCAAAATGTAAATCTTTGGTTTTGGTTTATTTACCGAAGGAGGAAAACGATGAAGCGTAAGGAAGTACTAGAAGAAGCTTTAAAATTAATTACCGGAGACAGAGCAGAACACTACGGTGATGCTTACGAAAACCACGCTCGTATTGCAGAAGGGTGGAACATAATAATAAAAGGGGCCATGATGTCCCACGGATTGCTGACACCGGCCCACGTGGCTTTAATGATGGACTGGGTCAAGACAAGCCGACTACTAGAATCCATCGACCATGTAGACTCATGGATCGACAAGGCAGGATACACGGCCCTCGGAGCAGAACTGACGGGCCCTCAACATGAGGAAATAAAAATTGACAGGTTTACAAATGGCCATGTTCGCCCCAAAAAGTGAATGGGTGCCCCCATTAGAACTACCCGACCTAACCCAAGCTAAAAAAATAGCTATCGACGTTGAAACGAAAGATCCTAATTTAAAAAGCAACGGGCCCGGTTGGCCTACGGGTGATGGCGAAGTTGTTGGTTATGCGATAGCCACAGAAGATTGGACGGGTTACATACCCATCCGGCACTTCGGCGGAGGCAATCTGGACGAGAAAGTCGTCAACAGATGGCTCAAAAAGGTATTTGAGTGTCCGGCCGATAAAATTATGCACAATGCCCAGTATGATCTGGGTTGGATCAGGCAGATGGGTTTTACCGTCAACGGCCGCATTATAGATACAATGGTTGTTGCGTCGTTGCTTGACGAGAACAGATTTAGTTACAGCCTCAACGCTTTGGCATACGACCACCTTAACAAAACAAAATCAGAAAAAGCCCTTGTCGCAGCGGCAAGAGAGTTCGGCATAGATCCTAAAGCCGAGATGTGGAAAATGCCCGCAATGTATGTGGGACCATATGCAGAAG